GGCTGGTTGCACTCCTCGATGTGGGCCTGGAGCTTTTCCAGGAGGAAGGCGGCTTGCGCTGCACGGTGGCGGCGGTCGTAGGCGTTGAGGTTGGCCGGCGCGTCCCTGAGCCACTGCAGTGGCTGGACCAGCCAGGACGGATCGAACGGGAGCAGGGTGCGCGGGTCGACCTTCTTGTCCGGCGGGAAGCAATCCGGGCCTGCCCAGTCCTGGCTCATGCCGCAGCGTGTGCACTCGTTGCGCTGGAAGTCGTGGACTTTCTCTGGCTGGATTACGCGCGGTGTCTCGAACAGTGCGCGGACAACGAGGCCGCGCTGCTGTGCGCCGTACACGTGCCCTGCGTCGGCCTGCATCCAGCAGCCGGGCCGGTGATCGTCCTTGTTGCGGTACTCCCAGCGCACTGGCTGAGCGGTGTAGAGCGCTTTCAGCAGGGTGTCAGCCCAAGCGCGCACCTGGCCGGCTGCAACCGGGCCACCGGCAGGGTCGATGCGTCGCATGGCAGAGACAACCGCGGCGACAGGCGACGATGCCTTGGTGGCCTCGACAGCCGTGGCCGGGGAAATGGGCAGTGGTGCGGTCATGCTCTAATCCTTCAGTTCGTGGCCAGCGCAGCGCGCAGCTGCTCGGTGGCGGTGTTCATGCGATTGCTCCCAATGGCAGCCCAGGCTGTGCCACGCGGATGCGCGCCTCGGCGATCGCGGCGTAGACGGGATCCTGCTCGATGCCGATGAACTGGAAACCCTCGAGTACAGCTGCTTTGCCGGTGCTGCCGCTGCCCATGAATGGATCCAGCACCAGGCCGCCGGCGGGAGTGACAAGCCGGCACAGGTAGCGCATGAGGTCAGTCGGCTTCACGGTAGGGTGGTGGTTGCCGTTCCGCGCCGACCAGTTGGCAGTCTCGCGGTCGCGCATGGTCGCGCCGGCGGAGACAGCCGGAACCGGGCCAGAATCCAGGCCGTCGTTGCGGTCCTCGCGCGTAGCCTTGGCGCAATAGAAGAACCGTGCGGCGCTTCCAGAGTCGCCTCGAGCTCGATGTTCTGAAACTCCGTCAAAGTCGCCATAGACCTGAGTGGTTCGGGCGAACATGGGGCCCGTGTCCCGCTGCTGTCCCGGAGCGTTGGGGAATGCCTCTAGTACTTCATCGCTCCCGTCGTGGATTAGGTTGGCCGGCCAGCGGCCGAGCGCCTCTCCTTCGCGCTCCGCACGGTATGCGCCTTCCGACTGGCGGCTTTCAAGCTTGCCCTCTGCCTCGGCCTCCGCAGCCTTGCGGGTGCTCAGGTGGTTAATAGCTCCCTGCCGGCGAGCAATGCTTGGGTTGGCAGCACCGTCCAGATCCACCCTGCAGGCGTCAATGTTCAGCGCTCCTGTTCCATGTTCACGCCAGTTGGCCTCTACAGTCCCGGCGAGAGGCTTGCGAGCAACTGTGATCGGCTCGAGCGCCGGTTTCAGGGCCGTTCCGCCCCAGGGACCGTTGTGCGACTTAGGGAAGCCGCTGCCATACACCCATGCGATCATGTCGCGGATCTCGAAGCCGGCGTCCTCGATGCGCGCGGCCATGCGATGCTGCGTGCGGGTGCCGGCGAAGGCCAGTAGGTAGCCGCCTGGCTTTAGGACGCGAAGGCATTCCGCCCAGATCTCCACGCTGGGCGCATCGCTATCCCACTTCATGCCCATGAAGCCACCGGGCCCGTTCCCCGTGCCAATGCGTGCCCGGCCGTGCGGCGTTTCAAGATTCACGGAAGCTGTACCCGTTCCACCCTTCTTGTTGGTGGTCAGCCCGTAGGGTGGATCGGTCACAATCGCGTCGACCGAGTTGTCGGCCATGCGGCGCATCACTTCCAGGCAGTCTCCGATGTGGATCATGCGAACAGGTCCAGTTGGGCCGGCAGCGCCGGCGGCGGAAGTGGGGCAGCGACGACCAAGGTCGCGGGCTTTATGCGGATCAGGCACTCTCCTTCGCCGCGCATCTGCCACGGTCTGCCGGCGATGGGCACAAGGTCGTGGTAGCCACCACCACCGCCTACGCGGTCCTTGACCTTCACCTGGTAGTAGTCCCTGCCGCCGAACTGTGTGTGGTGCCCTACGCATGGGCGCACGGCGACGACCGTGAAAACTGGAACCAGAAGGTGCCACTCGCTCGCCCGCACTTCATCGTCGTAGTGCCAAGAGCCATCCAGATCGCGGTCCATCGAGATAACCTGGTCTCCAACTTTGAACGGCTCCAAGCTCTCGACGTCGCCGTGCGCAGACTTGTGGATCGGCGGGAAGAAATCGCGGATAGCGAAGAAAAGCCCGCGGCCGTTCGCGTCGGTGAACTCGGAAATGGGGAAGTAGGCAACGGCGATTCCGCCTTCCCGCAGCAGGTAGAAGGCGGAGCCGCACGCGGTCGGCCCGGCCGCCTCGTGCTTCCGCAGCGACTGGCGCGACCAGCCGCTTTCCAGCAGGTCCAGGACGACGCGCTCTGCGAGATCCATTCCTATCTCCAGGTGCATCACGCGATCGCGTTGTGCCTCAGCCATGCGCGCACCTCCGCCAGCACCAGCGCCGCCCATTGCGCGCGGCGCGGCATGCGCGGCTGATCGCCCACAGGGTGGCGATGCCGGCCGCAAACCCGGCCAAGGCGAACACGTGGACCATTGCAGCGGTGAGCAGCTGGTCAGCCATGGCGACGATCCATGTCCAGCCTATCGGCCCTGAACGTCCAGCCATGACTGGACCTCTGCTTGCCCCTGACGCACAGGCTGACCGAGCTGATCTGGATGCCAAGGCGGCGGCATGCCTCCTTCATCGAATAGAAGCGCACCGATGCCCCGCTAGCTAGGGATGTGGCAATCACAGGAGTGCAGTTCTTCTCCAGCGCTGTCTTCGCATGCCGTAGGTTGTCTGCGGTCGAAATCCACTCCAGGTTATCGACACGGTTGTCTGTCTTTACGCCGTTCTTGTGGTTTACCTCAGCGGCCGTCTGGGGGATGAAGGCCAGTGCCACCATCCTGTGCACATACAGATTCTTCTCCACTCCACGGTGATATGCGGTAATGCTCAGGTAGCCACGTCGCGGTCGGAGCGACTTGATCTGGCCAGTCTCTTTCATGCGGATTTGTCCGCAATCGGATGCCTCGTATCGGCCATTGAACAGGGGGACCTCCTTCCAGATCACGGCTGGCCTCCTGCCGTATGGCTGTCGATCAGGTCCAGTACCGCCGCTGCTTCAATCTCGATGGCGTCAATCCCCGATTCCTCGGGCGTCTCGGCCCAGTCATCGATCCAGTTCAGCAGAGACTGAATCGAGGCGCGAACTCGGCCCAGGGCCACGGCCTGCGCGGGGGCTGCGTAGAGCGGCTGGGTGAAATTACCTTCGCTCGTGAGGCGTGTGGGTAGGTAATTGCTGCGTTGCCCCTCCGGCCTGCGCTTGAGTTCTTCCAGTTGCCCCGGGCTGACCCATATTTCAGGCTCCCCCACCGGCTGGCGGGCGGCGAGGGCGGTGCGTGCGTAGTCCTGCATCTGCGAAGCGGTGTAAAGGTTGTTCTGCAAGCCCGTCTTGCTGATCGGGTAATTCGGGTGTGGTAGCGCGGGAAGCTCATCCCCCTGACCATCCGGGGAGGGCTGGGCGGAGAGGGCGGCGGCAAAGGCAGCGAGTTGATCTGTCGTGAATGCAAAGTACCTATACGGGGGGACGCCGTACTCGCGCGCGCCAACCGTCTCTGCAATTCGGGTCGGATCAAGCTCGCCTCTGTGCTCCTCCAGCCTCACCCTCCGACCGGGCTGCACGTCCGCCAGGGTTGTCTTGTCGTTGCTCATGCCTGCATGTCCTTGCTGTTGGTGGAGCGCGCGCTGTGCGCGGCGAGGTGTTCCCAGCGTTCGGCTTCGCCCAGGTAGTACTCGTGGCGTTCCTGGCGGACGGTCGCGGTGAACTGCACGTCGGTCAGTGCGCGCTCGGCGGCGGCGCGGTTCGCCGCTGCCATGCGGGCTGGGTCGTGATCGAAGATGTCGAGCTGGTTACGCACGCTGGACTCCTGGAAGGGATTGCCGGCTGTTGGAACCCGGCCGGCGCGGGTTCCCTGCGCTACAGGGGGAGAGCGCAGGGCAGGGGATCAGTGGGTGTCGTCGGTGCAGACTGGGGCGGCTGGCGGCCCGGGGTTCCGCACGGGCGGCTTCCAGCCTTCCCGCCGTTGTTCGCGACGGCGGCTCATTGCCGCGGCGAACGGTGGCCATGCCGCGCGGATCTCGATGTAGGCGATGACGGCCCACAGAATTGCTGCGACCAGGAAGGCGGCACCGAACCGCGAGCTGACGCCGTTGGCGAATGCTTCGCCGAGGGCGACCCCGAGGAACACGACGCAGAAGAAGGGCAGGGCCAGGTGGCGCATTACTCGCTCTCCTGTTCGGTGGTGGGCTCGGCCGGCGAGGGCGCCGGGCTCACGGGCGGGGTGATGGGCGGGATGCCGACGGCCATGGCGGCGAAGAAGTCGTGGTCGGTCATGGCTGCACCCCCGTGAAGCTGAAACCGCAGGCGCGCTGACAGTTGCCGTTCTTGGCTTCCCAACGCAGCGAGGCGATTTCTTCCTGGTGCGGTGCGAGGGCGTCCTTGATGGCTTGGAACGAGGGCAGGGTGAAGTCTTGGAAGGCGCACAGCTTTTCGGCCAACCAGATGGCGCGGTAGTGGGTTGGCAGACCGCGCTGCACGCACGCTCCGGTGGCCACGTGCGTGACCTGCCAGTCGCCCAGTTCGGACGTGGTGCGGTCACCCATCATGGTCGACTCGTCGTCGCTGATGACGTGGTGGCAGAAGAACGGACCGACCACAAAGCCGGTGAACTTGCTGGGCGGCGAAGCGTCATCGCGCTGCAGGTCTTCGCCGCGCGGCAGGCTGAAGGTCTGCATTGCGGCCGGCACGTTGGGGAAGGTGGTCATGCGACACCGCCTTTGACACGGGCGAGAGCGGCCATCAGTCGGGTATTGGCGTTGCTCTGGTGCGCGCCTGGGCGGGCCTGCAAGGAATCGTCGGCAGCTTCGATCAGCTCGCCAAGGGCGGAGATCGCGGCGTCAATGCGATCCCATGCTGCAGCGTCGACCTCATCGTCATCTTCGTCAGGGCGACTGGGGCCAATCTGCGACTGCAGGGCGCGCAGCAACGCCACAACATCAACGGGCGCGCTCATGCGGCACCGCCTTGGCGCTTCAGCGCCTTAAAGCGGATGACGCCGAGATCGTGCAGCACGGTCGTGTAGATGGACTGCTCGGCCGAATCACCCTTGGCGACCGCGTGGCAGTGTTCGAACCAGGCCGCGATGATGCGAGCCTCAAGGTCTTCCATCGACGGTCGGAAGCTGCGGCGATACGGAATTCGAGTCTTGCTGGAGAGGGAGAAGGCGGCGCTCATGCAACACCGCCTTGGGCGCGCGCTGCGCTCCGGACGGCGGCGACGGCACCTGCTGCGCTCTGGCCGTGCCGCAGGACGGCGTTGGCGAGCGATGCTCGCGGCGACGACGACCTGGTAGGGGAGGAGGCCCCAGCGGCGCCCGGCGCGGGCGACGATGCCGGCGGCTGCAGCGGCGCGCTGAGCGTTGGAGTGGTGGGCGAGGACGGCGCTCATGCGGCCACCGCCTGCTGGAGCGCCAGCGGCTTGGAGCGGGCGATGGTGGCGACTTCGGTCGCGCCTTCGTCGATGGCGTCGGCGCAGACGGCCAGGTGTTCGGCCAGCTCGCGGGCCTCGGCCGAGGTCAGGCTGAGCAGGGCGGAGCCTCCGACCTGGACGACGACAGTTCCGGCGCGGAGCCGGGATTCGACGCGGGCTGTACCGCGGCTGGTGGTGCTGATCGCGGCCATGGCTCAGGCCTTCCTGCTGCTGACGCAGCTGCTGAAGGCCTCGCCGAACGCGGCCGCGAAGGCGGCGGCGATGGGGCGTAGGGTGGCCCAGAGGGGCCGGTTTACGGTGCGCATGCTGGTCTCCGGCGCCCTGCCTCTGCTGAGAGGCTTCATGGGCGGCTGGAGAGCAAATTAGCGTAAAGCTATTGAGTTGGCAATAGCGTAAGGCTAATTGCGGATGCGAAATTATGAATGGCATAGATTCCGTTCATAATTCCGCTCGAGTGAAGCGGCTGGCGGATACCATCAAGGGTTGCCAGAATCGAACTCTACGCGCGCGTGCGCGTCTGGCTTAACCAATTACTTAAACAGGGGGCAAGGATGAAGAGGAACATTGCTGCGGCGTTTCTGGCCGCAACGCTCGTTGGATGCGCGACCACTGGCCAGAGTTCGGCTGCTCTAAAGCAGGAGTTCCAGAGCGGAATCCAGTCCTGCGAGGGCCAGGCGCAGTGCGACGCTGCCTGGGAAGCGGCTCAAGTGTGGGTAGCTCAGAACAGCCGACTCAAGATTCAGACAGCCACCAACGTTCTCATCGAAACGTATGGCAGTGGACAGTACGATCCCACGCTTGCGATGCGTGTACTCAAAGAACCCCAGGGCTCGGGCAAGTACCGAATTGTGTTCAGCGGCGGCTGCAACAACATGTTCGGCTGTCAGCCCAACGTGTTCGACGCAGGCGTGAGGTTCAATGAAGCGATCAAAGCTGCAGTGCAGTCTTCGCAGTAAGGAGCCAGGCCGTGCTTTGCTGAACTTGCGGCATCGGCCCAAGGATCCCCGGCATCGGGGATCCTTCAACTGCTAAAGGGCGTTTAGCGTAAATCCCTGCAAGCTAGAACTTTCTCAGGCCAGCATGGATGAGGGCCTTGCCCAGCACGGCCACGTCGCCAGGGTCGAGCCTATACGCGGGGAAATCAGGGTTGATGCTTACTACGTAGAGGCCGTCCCCGCGTTTTTGCAGCATCTTTATCTGCGTTTCTCCACCGATGTTGATCAAATAATAGTCATCACCGTCGAAGTAGTCGCAGCTGGTGTCGATCCAGACAATGTCGCCATCTTCGAGCTTGGGCCGCATCGATGGCCCGCGGCCAGTGATGATCTGGATGCGCCCCGGCCGAGGCAGGTATCCCAGCTTCCGCCTAACCTCCCACTCAGCCACTTCGATGGTCTGCACTACCTCCGGGTAGTCCTGATTTACAAGCCCAATGCCCATCCCAGCACCCCCCTCGAACAGTTCGAAGCGAACGTAGCCGGAAGGAGTCTCAGTAGTTGGGACGGCAGGTGAGGGATCAGCGCTCACTTCATGATCGGTGTCGATCCAGCCATTTGGCAGGCGCAGGGCCGCTTCGATCGCGCGCGCGGTCGCACCCGACATCACTCTGGGTTTTCCGGTCTTGGAATTCTTCGATCCGTTGACCCACTGGCTGATCTGGGCAGGATTCTTGACGCTTGCAGCCTCAGCAAACTGGCGTTGGCCACCATGGCGGGCGATAAGCGTGCGCAGGTTGTCCCTGCGAATTTCATCAACTGGGCGCATAGGTCTATTGGAAAGCCGAAGGCTAATTTCGCCAACTAGCCAGGGGCTATTGCACTGACGATAGCTTTAGGCTAATTTGGTGCTCATGGACATGAGCGCTCTCGATAAAGCGGTATCTGCGGCAGGCAGCCAGCTCGCCTTGGCCAACCTTTTGGGCATCAAGGCTCCGTCGGTCTCCGGATGGTACGAACGGAAAAGAGTTCCGGCAGAGCGCTGCATTGCTATAGAGCAAGCCACTGGTGTCTCCCGGCATGAGCTTCGGCCCGACGTGTTCGGCGTTGGCAACGGGAGTGAGCCTGCCGCCGTAGCGCCACCGACAGTCGCGGAGCAGATCCGCAGCGAAATCGATAGCCGCATGAGCAAGCGCGCGCTGCGCGCCCGGCTGGGTATGTCGACGGACAAGCAGCTGGCGAAGGTGCTGAAGCTGCCGACCGAGCAGGTTGAGAGCTGGCCGGAAGAGGGCGCCTTGCCGGCGCTGCCGGAGATCCAGCGCCTGCTGGGCGTCCAGGAACAACCGCACGCGCAGCCCGCGCCGCACGACCCCGATGAGAACCGTTACGCCCCCCTGGAGGTTGCCTGACATGCGCGCGCTGCAGCGACGACTGGCGATCCATCGCCGGCTGCTGGCGTTCCAGCAGTGGGGTGTGTTGGTGAAGACCTTGGTCTCCGGCAGCGCGGGGAACGCGCTCCGGGCGCCGTAGGCGCCTGCCATCCATGAGTAGTTGATGTCCATGGCGCACATGTTGCGCCGCACGAATGCCTGAAACCACGTTCACGAGAGCCCCGAATGAACATCATCGACGCAGCCCACAAGACCGTGCACGCCTATCCAGGCGGTAGCGAGTCTCTGGCACCGCGCATTGCCATGTCAGCGGCGGTGCTCCGGAACAAGGTCAATCCGAACAACTCCACGCACCACCTGACGCTGGTCGAAGCCAGCGAGGTGATGGGCGTGACCGGCGACTTCCGAATCCTGCACGCCTTGGCCGGCGAGCACGGCTACACGCTGAGCAAGATGGAAGGCAGGAACAGCGGCAGCCTGATCGGCGCGCTGCTTGCTGCCGCCGGCGCCAAGGGCGACCTGGCCGAGGTCATCGCCGAAGCGATGGCTGATCAGCGGATCACGCCGAACGAGGCCAGCACCATCGCGCAGCACTGCTCGCGCTTGCAGGAGATCTTTGCCGAGCTTGCTCGGCATGCGGCGAACGCTGCTGCGAGGGATGCGCAATGAACCATCCGGCACGTTCCAGCGACCTGAGCACCAGCCACGACGCAGCGCACTACGTGGTCGCGAGCGGCCTGCAGGCGCACCAGCACGACCAGAGCGCCAAGGCGGTTACCGACTATCCGGGCATGACCAGCAACGAGCTGGCCCAGGCCACCGGCTTGGACCGATACATGCTGGCCGGCCGCGTGTGGCGCGGCCCCAACAAGCCGTGCGCTGTCAGCGGCCGCACCGCGTGCACTTGGTGGCCGGTAGCCCCGGGCCACAACCTGCAGTTGGCGGTGTGAGATGAGCTTCGAAGCGTTCGCTTGGGCCGCACGTCAGAAGGTGACCAGCACACAGAAGCTGGTGCTGCTGATGTTGGCTGAGCGCCACAACAAGGACACAGGGCATTGCCGTCCGAGCCACGACAAGCTGGCCGAGGACTGTGGGCTCTCCCGTCGGTCGGTGATCGATCAGATCCAGAAGTTGGCCGAGGCCGGGTACATCACGATCTTGGCGCGAGCCAACGGCAACGTGCGTCTCGCAAACCAGTACCTCCTCAACTTCCACTTCGGCATCCAAGCCAAGCCGAAAGAACCCGAGAACGACCCCTATCTGGTGGTGAAGGACGTTCACCACGGGGTGGTGAAGGACGTTCCAGGCGTGGTGAATGACGATCACCAGGGTGGTGCACCAGCTGCACACGAACCAGGAAGAGAACCAGGAAAGGAACCTAAGAAGCAAAAGTGGCGCGCGAGCGCGTCTGCCACCAGCGCCGCAGCGCTGGATTTCTCGACGTGGCCATCCGAGCCGTCGCCGCAGGTGCTGACGGACTGGCTGCAACTTCGCCGTACTCGCCGAGCTGCCGTGACTCAGACCGTGCTGGAGAGCTTCGGCCGTGAGCTGCATCTGGCCGTGGCTATGGGCTTCACGGTCGACCAGTGCCTGGCGAAGTGTTGCACCCGCAACTGGCAGGGATTCGAAGCCGCATGGCTTGAGCGTGACCTGACTACCACCATCCGCACAAAGGGAGCGTCCCATGCAAGCCCTCAGCACGGTTCTGCCGACCGCACCGAGCAGCTCGAACAGCAGTTCTACGCCGAACGCCGAGGCTGTGGCCACGATGGCGGCGCTGGGTTCGAGCCAGGCGATGTCGTCGACGCCGAGTTCGCCGTCGTCCGCTGAGCCGCTGAGCGAGGCGCAGTCGGCCTACCTGTGGGAGTTCTGGAAGCAAATGACGGCCATGTTCCCGGGGAAGTGGGAGCGCGAAAACGGCGCGGCGCCATTCAAGAAGGACGGCAGCCTGACCATCGCGGCCGGTACGTGGTTCCAGGTGCTGAAGGGCCGCAGCAGGGCACAGCACGCGCGCGGCATGGCCTGCTGTCTGACCGAGGGCCGTGAGTGGCCACCGAACCCGCCGAGGTTCCTGACGATGTGCCTGGACATTCCGGTCATGGCGGCGGTGGAACGGGAGATGGCGCCGGGCCGGCCGCAGAGCGGCTTCACCGTGCTGGTTCGCTCGCTGCTGGACCTGCACGTCTACGCCTCGGCCGACCACGGATCGCAGCAACGCCGGATGTTGGAGGAGGCCTACACGCGCGCTGTCCAGCACGTGGTCGACGGCAGGCCGCTGCCGGAGCCGGTGCTGGCAATCGAGCAGGAAAAGCACGGCGTCCGGCCGGTGCGTGACCGGGAGTCGGCGCGCGCGGCGATGGAACGAGCTGCGGCCGAGCTGAACTTCGATGGTGACTGAAGCGGAGCTGGCCCAGGCGGAGCAGGCCGGTCGCTGGGCACGCGACGCATGCCGCAGCCGGGAATCGGCACCGCGGTACGAGATGGGGCAAGACGGTGTGACACGTCGGCGCCGCTGGCAAACCGGGTGGGACAAGCGGGACCAGGAACTGAGCGCGGCACGCCGCAGCACGACGAGGAACAGACGCTGATGGACTTCACCAACTACAGCACGCGCAGCAGGTTCGCCAAGGAGATCAACGCCGGTTACTCGGCGCGGCTCAAGGGCCTGCGCCTGAGCGACAACCCACACCTGGTCTGGATCGAATGCGAGACCGAGGACGGCGCCAACCGCAGGGCGGGGCCGCTGAGCGAGAAGGCGGAAGCCTGGCAGCACGGCTGGTGGCTGGCCGACCAGGGCGCGCGTTGATGAAAGGGAAGGCGCTCCTGCAGCAGTTCACGACCGATGAGCTTCTTGAGGAGCTTGTGCGCCGACGGACTCAGAAGACCAAGGACCTGGAGGGAGTGCCCAGCTGCGAGGACTGTAAGCACTTCAGGTTCTGGACCAACACGGGGGATGCACCGCGGTCCTACAACCCCTGCGCCAAGAAGATGCGGATGAGCTTCGATATGCCGGAAGAGTGGGAGGGCCCACATGCTGGCATCGGCTACTACCGCCGGGTGTGCCCCCATCGGTCGGCGGTTGAGGGCGCGCGCTGATGTGGTCGAAGGCACCGCCACCGACGAAGGAGGAGGGCACCCGCATCGAGCTGGCCAAGACCGGCCCGTGCATGGCGTGCCTGGCGCTGCAGATGCAGGAGCTGCTGGAGCCGGAGCTGGTGGTCTACGGCTGCGACTACAACCACGCCAAGAGCGGGAACCTGCGGCGCGGTCACATGTTCGGCTACGCACTCTGCAAGTGGCACCACATGCGGCATCCGCTGGAGGGAAACACCTTCGCGACGATGCGCCAGATCTACGGCCCGAGCCTGATGGATGGCTCGCGGACCTTCCACGAGACGTATGGCTCCGATGACGAGCTGATTGCCAATCAGACCTACGTGAACGAATTGAGGGCATGACCATGATGGATAGGAGCAAGACCAATGCAGGCAGAGTGCGCGCGCTGTTCGAGCGCCGGCCATCCGCAGCGCTGATGGCCCGCGAGATCTACCAGGGCGTGGGGGCATCGACGCCCACCGACCGCGACCGAATCCGCAGCGCGCTGCGAGACCTTACCGAGGCCAGCTACCTGGTGAAGGATGGCATTGGCCAACGGGCGGTGTTCCGGCTGTCGGGTATCGGCATGCCCCGTGCGTTCGTTGTGACGGACGAGCAGCGCGAGCGCTGCCGTCTCGACAAGGCACACAAGCAAGCGCTGCGCCGGGCCGCGAGGCGAGGTGGGGCGGCAGGCCCGCGCACGGCGGACAAGATGACCATCAACCGGGCGCGGGTGGAGCGGCTGTCCGGCCTGGCGCCGGCGAAGGCGTGGGGCAAGAAGAGGGACGGTCAGCGCCCGGCCGAGACGGTGGAGCAGTTCGAGGCACGCGGCGGGCAGGTGCAGCGCCTGACGGCCAGCTGGGAGCAGCGCGCATGAACACCGTGTTCCGCTTGGGCCAGTTGGTCGTGGTGAAGGAAGACCCGGACGTGTTCCCGTTCTGTGGCGAGATTGCACGTGTTTCCGTTCTCGATGTCCCTTGTATGGATGGAATAGGAATGGAGGTGGTCAGCGACCACCTGGGCCGGTTCAAGGGGACCTACGAGCAGTTTGAGCCGATTCCTGAAATCAAAGGGAGGCACTGATGGACGCCATCGAGAAGCGGGCGAAGGAGCTGCTGGCCAGTTGTCTGGACGAGTGGGGCCACCACCAGGAAGCCGAGAACGTCCGGGAGGATGAGGACCTGGAGAGCTACGATTTTGAGCTGTGCATCATCGGCCAGCTGCTGCTCTTCGGGTTCGAGACTGGAAGTGGTCGCGAAGCATCTGGATGTGCACGAGCGCTTCAACCTTCAGTCGCTGGCGTTCGACCGCTGGAACGCGACCGAGATGGTCAGCCGCCTGGTGGCGGCAGAGGTTCCGCTGGTGGAGTTCATCCAGGGCACGAAGTCATACCACCCGGCAATGGTGGAGCTGGAGCGCGCTTACATCGGCAAGCGATTAGTGCACGACGGTGACCCTGTATTGGCCTGGTGCGCGGCGAACCTAGTCGCTCGCAAAGACGTGAACCTGAACATGGCACCGGACAAGCGCCGGTCCGCCGAGAAGATCGACGACATCACCGCGCTGCTGATGGCCATTGGCGTATCTCTCACGAGCGAGGCGACAGGCGGGATGGACGACTGGTTGAGTAACCCTATTTTGGCGGGATCCGCATGAAGACGAAGCATCAGACCGGGTTTCTGGGACGGGTCCGAGCAGCGGTTGACGGGTGGGTTCGCTCATTCACGACCCGCGACGCTGAGCTCTACATTGACCGAGAGATGGCAAACGAGGCTGGAGTTGCCGTCACGGCCAAGACCGTTCTGCAGGTCGATGCAGCCTGGGCATGCGTTCGGCTGATTTCAGAGACCATCGCGACCTTGCCGCTCTCGATGTATGAAAGGACGAAGTCCGGCAAGCGCGTCGCGAGCCAACACCATTTGCACTTCGTTGTTCACGACCAACCGAACATAGACTCGACTGCGGCGGTGTTCTGGGAGGCAATGGTCGTCGCAATGCTTCTGCGGGGCAACGCGTTCGCTGAGAAGCTCTACGCCGGCGAGCGAATCATCGGCCTGCAGTTCCTTGATCCAGCCAGGCTCACGATCAATCGTGACCTGAACGGAAACAAGGTGTATCGCTACCTGCGGGCCAATGGCGCTCCCAGGAACATCGCGCCGGCAAGAATCTGGCGCATTCCTGGGTTCACGCTGGATGGCGAGAATGGCGTGTCCGTCATCGCCTACGGCGCCAAGGTGTTCGGCAACGCAATTGCTGCTGATCGTGCAGCGGCTCGCACATTCCGAAACGGGCTGCTCCAGACGATCTACTACAAGGTCCAGGCGTTCCTGAAGCCTGAGCAGCGGACGGAGTTCAAGAAGAACCTGATGGGTTCCATTGAGCGCGGTGAAACCCCGCTGCTCGAAGGTGGAACGGAGGCCGGTACGCTGGGCATCAAGCCATCCGACGCACAGCTGTTGGAGTCGCGGGCGTTCTCTGTGGAGTCGATCTGCCGCTGGTTCCGCGTGCCGCCGTGGATGGTGGGCCATACGGAGAAGTCGACAAGCTGGGGAACCGGCATCGAGCAGCAGATGATCGGCTTCCTGACGTTCACGCTGGGGCCGTGGCTCAGACGAATCGAGCAGGCCATCAGCAAGGACCTGCTGACGCCAGCCGAGCGCCTGCGCTACTACCCGAAGTTCACCGTGGAAGGCCTTCTGCGCGCCGACAGCGCCGGACGCGCTGCCTTCTACGGGGTGATGGTGGACAAGGGGATTCTTACCCGCGACGAAGTGCGCGAGCTGGAAGACCGGGAGCCGATGGGCGGCAACGCCGCAGTGCTCACCGTGCAAACCGCGATGACCACGCTGGATTCCATCGGCGCTGGTTCAGATGCCGACCAGGCCCGGGCCGCTATCCGCGCGTTCCTGGGCTTCTCCGAAGACAAGAAGGACTGACCACATGACGATCAAGACGCTGCCGGGTGTACCGGAGGGCCGCCCCTGCGCCGCTGTCAGCAGCCAGATCCAGCCGCGCGCCCTTGACCGCTGGGAGGCTGGCGTCAGAGCGGCTTCCGACACCGATGCGGAGCGGTCCATCAGCATCTATGACGTGATCGGCTACGACTACTGGACGGGCGAAGGCGTGACCGCCAAGCGCATCGCGGCATCCCTGCGTGGGATGGGGAAAGGACCGGTCACGGTCAACATCAACAGCCCCGGCGGCGACATGTTCGAAGGCCTGGCGATCTACAACCTGCTGCGTGAGCACGACGGCGAGGTCACTGTGAAGGTGCTGGGCTTGGCCGCATCGGCTGCGTCCGTCATCGCCATGGCCGGTGACACGGTCCAGATCGCGCGCGCCGGCTTCTTGATGATCCACAACGCTTGGGTCGTTGCCGTGGGAAATCGCCACGACCTTGCCGACGTTGCTGCGACGCTCAAGCCATTCGATGACGCGATGGCCAGCATCTACGCAGCGCGCACTGGTGCCGAGCAGAAGGCCATGTCAAAGCTGATGGATGCCGAGACTTGGATCGGCGGTGCCTCCGCAGTTGAGGACGGCTTTGCAGATGAACTTCTGGCCTCCGATCAGGTGGAGAAGGGCGCAAGCAAAGAGAGCGCCTCAGCGGTGCGCCGTGTGGAGGCCGGCTTGCGTGCCACAGGCATGCCGAAGTCAGAAGCGATGCGCTTGATCAGCGAAATCAAGTCCAGTCGGGGCGATCCCACTGGCAGCGGTGAGGGCGATCCCACCGATAGCGGCCGAAAGGCCATCCGGGTGCAGGCAGATCCGCTGCCGCGTCTTTCTTTCAATCTCCCGCAATAGGAGCTTTGCACATGAAGTCCATGAAACTCTCCGCGACGTTCTACCTGGTCGTCCTCGCTATCGCATCGGCGATTCCCCTGGCGGTTGGCGCATTCGCAAAGGTCGGCCCGTCCGTCCTTGCCATGAGCCTGCTCGGCAGTGCAGGCGTAGTCGCCCTGGCGGCGATGCTGATCAAGCCCAGCGACATCCCCCAGTTCCGCCGCCATGCCCAGTTCGGCGACGTGGGCGAGGATGTCGAGAAGCAGTACAAGCAGGTCAGTGCCGACCTGAAGACCGTAGGCGACCAGCTGAAGTCCTACGCCGAGGTGGCCGCAAAGAACACGGAGCTGTCCGCTGAAACCCGGGCCAAAGTCGATGAAGCCCTCATGAAGCAGGGCGAGCTGCAGGCTAACCTCCAGGCCGCCGAGCAGCGGCTGGCCAAGATCGAGGCCAACGGCGCGGGGGGCGACGTGCAGCACCAGTCGTTCGGCCAGCAGTTCGTCAACAGTGACGAGTTCCAGGCATTCGCCAGCAAGACCACCCCGCGTGGTCGAGTCGACATGACGTTCAGTGCTGCGATCACCTCGGTCACGACTGACACCGACGGCGCGGCGGGCGACCTGGTCACCCCCACCCGTCTGCCGGGTGTCATCGCGCCGCCGGACCGCCGCCTGACGGTACGCGACCTGATCACGCCGGGCCGAATGGACGGAAACACGCTGGAGTACGTGAAGGAAACTGGCTTCACCAACAATGCCGCACCGGTGGCGGAGGGTGCGAAGAAGCCCGAGTCCAGCCTGAAGTTCGACCTGGTGAGCACCACTGCCAAGGTGGTCGCGCACTACATGAAGGCATCGCGCCAGATCCTCAGCGATGCCTCGCAGCTCGCCAGCTACATCGATGGCCGCCTGCGCTACGGTCTGGCGTTCAAGGAAGAGCAGCAGCTTCTCAATGGTGACGGCACCGGCCAGAACCTGCTGGGCATCATCCCGCAGGCGACGGCTTACGCTGCACCGTTCGAGCCGACCGATGCCACGGTAATCGACAAGATCCGCCTGGCCATGCTGCAGGCGCAGCTGGCTGAGTTCCCGGCCAGCGGCATCGTGCTCAACCCGATCGACTGGGCACGGGTCGAGCTGCTGAAGGACACCACCGGCCGCTACATCATCGGCAATCCGCAGGGTGTCATCGGCGCCACGCTGTGGAACCTGCCGGTCGTTGCAACCCAGGCGATCGCCGAGGACAAGTTCCTCACCGGTGCATTCAAGCTGGGGGCTCAGGTGTTCGATCGCTGGCAGGCACGTGTCGAGGTGGCCACCGAGAACGAAGACGACTTCGTCAAGAACCTGGTGACCATCCTGGCCGAAGAGCGCCTGGCGCTGGCGGTCTACCGGCCGCAGGCCTTCATCTACGGCGACCTGGGCAACATCGCCTAATCCACCGTTCCAGACTATCCCGGCCTGCCACAGTGCAGGCCGGGTTCGGAGAGGGTCATGCTGATCAAGTTCAAAGAGCCGGATCCGCGCGCCGGCACCACTGTTCGAATGGACAGCAGCCGCGGAAAGTACTTCATCGACACCGGCGCCGCCGAAGCTGTGAGCGAACAGCCCCAGGCCGAGCTACCGGAGCCGGTGACGGAAGAAGCCACTGTCACTGAAGTCGCTGCGGAAACCGCAGAAGCTGTGAGCGAACAGCCCGCTGGCAAGAAGGCGCGCCAAGGCAAGGCCAAGGGCTGACCATGGAGCTGATCACCCTGGAACAGGCCCGAGCACATTGCCGTGTCGATACGGACGATGACGCGCTGTTGGAGCTTTACGGGACCGCGTCAGAAGGCGCTGCTCAGCAGTTTCTCAATCGCCGTGTGTTCAAAGACACTGAATCCATGGCCGCTGCAGTCCTGGCCGGTACAGCGGGCGTCGATCCTATGCTGGCCAACGACTCGATCAGGGCGGCCATCCTCCTGATGTTGGGGCACCTGTACCGCACGCGTGAAGACGTGCAAGGCAGCGACGGGGCGACGGCCCAAGTCCCGATGGGCGCCCATAGCCTGCTATGGCCCTATCGAATCGGCCTCGGGGTCTGACATGAGCCTGCCGGCAGGAAAGCTCCGCCACCGCGTTTTGATCCAGCAGCAGGTGACCACCAAAGACGGTGATGGTGTCGAGCAGACGGCGTGGGTCGACGTGGCCACCGTATGGGCATCTGTCGAGCCGCTGTCCGCCCGCGAGTTCATCCAGTCCGGGCAGACCCAATCGGCTGTAACGGCGCGCATCACCATGCGTCACCGCGATGGACTGTTGCCGTCGATGCGCCTGATCCACCGCGGCGAGATCTTCAACATTGCCGGCCTGCTGCCCGACAAGGTGTCTGGGCTGGAGTACATCACGATCCCGGTTTCGGCCGGCGTCAACGACGGGCAGTAATGGACGTGAAGGTCGAATTCAACATCACAGGCATCCCCGGGATCATCCGGACGCTGAGCAGCCTACCGGCCGAGGTCGTGAGCAAGAAAGGTGGGCCGGTGAAGCTGGCGCTGGCCAAAGGGGCGCGCTTCCTGCGTGACAAGGAGCGCCAGAACCTGCAGGCAGTGCTCGAACCGGGCGACGAGTCCACCGGCCTGCTGGCACAGAACATCATCGCCACGCGCGGCAAAGCGCCCAGCGACGGCAACGGCGAGCGCTACCTGGTCCGGATCAAGCGGAGAATGTACCCAGGCCGGAAGGGTGAGCAGGTCAGCACGCTGAAGTCGGCACAGCTGAAGGAGTACGGATCCGTGCACCAGCCCGCGCGCTCATTCATCCGTCGAACAGTGAACGAGCGTGGCGAGGAAACGATCAACCTGGTGGTCGGCGACATGTCCGTGCGGATTGACCGGCTGGTGGCGAAGCTGGCCCAACAGAACCGCGGAGGCCGCTGATGTTCCCGAAGGTGTTCCGGACCATCTACACGCCTTCGGTCGCGGCGATCGTTGGTGACCGAATCGGCCGGCACGGGTTCGTCAAGCAGACGGACCAGCGGCCCTACATCACTTGGCAGATCATTTCTGGTCAGCCCTTCGACAATCTCAGCAGCGCGCCCACCGGTGACTTCACAACGGTGCAGATTGACTGCTATTGCGGTGGCGATAACGCCGACGGTCAAGTGGAGGCGCTGGCAACCGCCGTGAGGGCTGCCCTGGATGCGGAACTGATCTGCAATCGACTGGTGGTCAATAACCGAGACCCTGACACCGGGCTTCTCCGCGTCGGCATGGAGGCCGACTTCATCGACCAGCGCTGAGCCGCTGGCATCACCCCAACAGCCGCCGAAAGGCGGTTTTTCTTTGACCAGAGGACTTTGCAATGACCGATGGCGTCATCAAAACCCAGGGGTCCGAGCTCTTCACCGTGGACAAGCTGAGTTCCAGCACCGCCTCGGTCCTGAAGTTCGAGTGCCCGACTGGCATCACCGGCCTGGGCGGCGCTGCCGACCAGATCGAATCCACCTGCCTGAGCACTGTCGGTGACAAGGAGTTCGAGGGCGGCTTGGGCAATCCGGGGCAGGTAAGCGTCCCGTTCAACTTCATCCCGCGCAGCCAGTCGCACCAGATCTTGTTCGATCTGAAGGAGTCGCGCGAGGTCATCGACTGGCTGATCGGCCTGAGCGACGGTGCAGCTGCGCCCACCTTGGGCACCGGCGATGCCTTGGTGCCCCCCGCATCGCCCCTGCGCACCTCGATCGGCTTCCGTGGCTACGTCGCGGATCTGAACATCGACATCGCCACCAACGAAATCGTGCGCGGCACGCTGACGATCCAGCGCAGCGGCAGCGTCGTCCCCCACTGGAACGGGCCGTACTCGGCCTGACGGCTCACGCATAGACCTTCGGGGTGTCCGGCTCTGCGCGCCCAGCCGTCGCGTATCCGGCCCCCACCTACTGAGAACGGCTGATGGACAAGAGCAAGATCCTGACGAGCAACGCCCCCGTCGCGCGCGAGGTGAAATTCAGCGACGGAACCACCGAGACCGTGCACTTCCGCCAGGTCAGCGCCGGCCAGATGCGCCGCTGGCGCGCGGCAGAAGCTTCCGGCAACGAAGACGAAACCTGCTTTGCAATGCAGCGCCTGGTGGCGGCCAGCCTGTGTGACGCCGACGGGACGCTGGTGCTGAGCGAAGCCGAGTCGCAGAACCTGACGGCGAACGGCCTCACCGACCTGTTCCCCCACGTCATGGCTGTTGCCGGTATCGGTGAAGACGCAAAAAAGTCATCGCCGAGCGTGGACGCGAGTACTTCAGCTGCATCCTAGGCCTCGCGCTCGGCAAAACGCTGGGGGAGATCGACGATCTGCCCGAGCCTGAATTCCAGCGATGGCTGGCGTTCTATCAGCTGTACCCCTTCGACGATCTGCATCGCTACCACCGCCCAGCTGCGCTTATCGGTGCCAGTTTCGGCGGGTCGATCCAGAAGAACCTCGACTTCCTGCAGCCGAATCCGGTTGCCCATGAGTTCCCCGATGCCGACCTGCGAACCCTCGCAGCATTCGGCCTGAAACCCCCGAGAGGCTGATCGCATGGCAACTGCCGGCTCCATCGTCATCGACCTGTTGATGAAAACCGGGTCGTTCGTGACGGACACCCAGCGGGCCGAGAAGTCCATGAAGTCGATGGAGCGGACCGCGGCCGGCGTCAGCAAGGGCATCGTCGCCGGATTCACTGCCATCGGTAGCGTAATCGGCGGTGCCATCGCTGCATTCGCGAGCGTGGACGCGGCGATCACCGGCCTGAGCAATGCGATCAATGCTGCCGACCGCATCGACGAACTGTCCGCCAGGTTCAGTATCTCGACGGAGACGCTGTCGGGGTGGGGCTACGCCGCCAAGATGACTGGATCGGACCTGGAAGGTCTGGTCGGCATCATTCCCAAGTTCAGCAAGAACATCGCGGATGCGTCGAAGGCCGGCAGCGACGCGGACAAGACGTTCAAGGCGCTTGGGATCTCGGTCAAGGACCAGGCCGGTAACCTTCGGAGCTTCGAAGACCTGCTTCCCGAGGTGCAGAATCGGTTCGCTGGCATCAGCAACGAGACCACGAAGACCGCGCTGGCGATGCAGCTTTTCGGCAAGTCGGGCGCGGAATTCCTGGAGTTCCTCAGTCTCGGCGCCGATGGCATGCGGACCATGGAGGAACGGGCGCGTTCGCTCGGCATCGTCATCGACTCGGACACCGCAGGGGCTGCGGCCGAGTTCAACGACCGCCTGGACGACCTGCGCGCCGCAACGCAGGGCTGGTTCACCCAGCTGGCCAGCGAGTTGTTGCCGACGCTGACTGACTTGACCACGCAGCTGGTGGACGTCGCCAAGGAGGGCGGCGGCGTCCGCGATGTCGCTCACGGGATCGCCACGGCGTTCCGCGAGATCGGCAAGGCGGCTGAGATCTTCGGGGTGGTCGAGGACTGGCTGGATCGGCTGCGGGGCGGCCTGGTGGCGGTGGAGAAGCAGGGCAACGCAGTCATCAAGCTGGCCACCGGCCAGTACAGCGGCCTGTTCGGATCGCAGGGAGGCGGATGGGACGCCTTCGCCAAGGACTATATGGCTGGCACCGCCTATGCCGACAAGGGTTGGGCTGCGATGCAGGGCGGCGGATCCGGCATCCCAGAGGGGGCAAGGAGCGGCCCCCGGGGGCGACGCACCCAAGCCACGGCGGAAGAGATCCAGGCCACCAAGGACCAGACCGAGCAACTGCGCCGGGCAGCGGAGTGGGAAGCAAAGCTCCAGGCGACTTGGGCGGAGGGCGAGAAGAAGAAGTCGGCGGCTGCGACGCAGCAGGACAAGCAGGCCAAGAAGCTGCAGGACTCCTATCGGTCCACCAATGAACAGCTGGAGCGGCAGATCGCCCTGTTCGGCGACAGCTCGGAGCTGAGCCGGGTCAACTACGAGATCCAGTCCGGCGGACTGAAGGGTATCGACGCGGCAGCGCAGTCTGCGCTCCGTTCCAGCGCCTCGCTGCTGGACATGCTCGGCAACATCGACGAGGCCGAGTCGATCATGGGCGAGAGCGCCCAGAAGTTCGCCGACGCCTTCGATGGCATGTTCGGTATCGACGACGACACCAGTTCGTCGGTGGAGCAGACCTTCGGGCAGTGGAGCACCTACGCCGATCAAGCTGCACGGAACATGCAGGACGCATTCGCCGACTTCCTGTTCGACCCGTTCTCCGAAGGCTTGGGTGGGATGGTTCAGAGCTTCGCGAAGACGCTGCAGAAGATGGCTGCCCAGGCGGCGGCTTCGCAGATCTTCCAGATGATCGGCAGCTGGGCCAGCAGCTACAGCGGTACTGGGTCGAGCTGGATCAACGCAGTTGGCAGTGCGATCGGCGGCATGGCTGGCGGCCGCGCCGGTGGCGGCCCGGTTGCCGCCGGCAGCATGTACCGCGTGGGCGAGGGCGGTCGGCCTGAGCTGTTCGACCAGGGCGGGAAGACCTACCTGATTCCCGGTGACGCTGGTTCGGTTCGTCCGATCACCGCAGGCATGCCCGCATCCGCCATTGGAGGCGGTGGCGGGATCACCAACAACTTCAATACCACGATGAACATCTCGTCCGATGGCACCAGCACCACCCAACAGGGAGATGGCAGCGAAGACGCTCGCCGGCTCAATCAGTTCTTCACTTCCAAGATGAACGAGTGGGCCACCCAACAGTCGCGGCCCGGCGGCCTCTTCCATCAGATGAGGGTGAGCAATGGCTGAGGTCTTCACCTGGTGCGTGCGCACCGAGATCACAGGCACCGGCGACTTCCTCACCCGTGAGGCCAGGTTCGGCGACGGCTACCGCCAGACGGCTGCCGATGGACTGAACAACGAAACGCAGTCCTGGCCGATTTCCATCGTCGGACGCGAGTCGAAAGTCGGGCCGGCGCTTGCCTTCCTGCGCGCGCGGAAGGGCGCGGTGTCCTTCCTCTGGACGCCGCCGCTCGGTGTGCAGGGCCTGTACCTCTGCAAGACCTACACCATCACCCCGCATGGCAATGGCGTCTACACGCTCAATGCCACGTTCGAAAAAACGTTTCAGCCGTAAGGAGCACCCATGGCCCGCGAGATCATCGACACCACCACTGACCATGGCACCTATAAAGGCGATCCAGCGAAGGTGGCGTTTGAGAAGGCGAACAGCAACTTCGCACAACTCTTTGATAGGGCGTCCCCGGTCGAGACCATCACCGGTCTGAAAATGAGCCGACCGACAGCCAACTCGCTGACAGTGAGCGGCGGCGCTGCCTACGTCCCTGGGCTGAACAAGATCGTCGTGGTGCCGAGCCCGATCACAAAGTCCGGAATAGTGGTTGCTGCTGCGACCTGGTTGCATGGCTACCTGTTGGAAACCGCCGGTGGGGCATCTGACGTGGAGTGGGTCACGACGGCGCCAGCCGCCGCATACAGCGGCACGGCGCGAACGAAGACCGGAGACACCACCAGGCGCTACATTGGCAGCGTGCGGTCTGCCGGCGCCAACACCATCTACAAGTTCGATCACGTCCTCGCCGACAGCTCCATCGTTTACTTGGACAACACGGCGGTGTCGCCGTTCCTACTGGTTGCTGGTGGTGCCGCCACCACAGCGACCGCGGTGAGCGCCGCTGCTGTTGCACCGGTCACAGCAACCAGCCTCAAGGCAAACATTTACAACGCAGCGAGCTCCAGCTTCGTGCACATTTCCAACAGTGCCGGGCCTGTGGCCGGCGTTGGGTATATCACCCTGGCCGGGCCCAATGCGAATACATCCACATCCATCCAGCTGGATTCTAGCGGCCAGTACACCTATGCCTACGAATCCAACCCGAGCAGCTCGTCATTCCAGCGAATGTACGGCTACGTGTTTGAGAGGTGACCATGTACGCAGTGAAAGAAGACGGATCCGCGCGAGCCATCTGCGATGGAATGTCGCTGGAACCTGGCGAAGTGATCCTGGATGCGATCCCTGAAAGCAGGGAGATGCTGGTGGCGACCACGAAGCGGATTATCTCCGCGATGCTGGATTCCGCAGTACAGACGAGGGGATACGATGGAATCGTGTCTTGCATTTCCTACGTCGGAGATCCCAATCCGAAGTTCGACGCTGAGGCGCGGGCGGCTCGGGACTGGCGCAGTGCTGTCTACTCGGCTGGCTATGCCATCTTGGCCAACGTTCCCGAAGGTGTGAGCACGCCAGAGCAGGTGTTGGCCTTAATGCCGAAGCTTGAAGATTATGGCTGGCCGGCATGATCACCGCCGATGCCCAGCAGCTTGAACCCGGTGGCCGCATCACCCTGTTCGAGCTTGACGCCAGCAGCTTCGGGGCCGACCAGCTGTTCTTCCACGCGCACCTGCAGTCGGACGTGATCTGGTGGCAGGGCCAGGAGTACGGGCCGTGGCCGATCGAAGCGACCGGGTTTTCCCGGACCAGCGATCAGCCGCCGAATCCCCGACTGAAGGTCAGCAACATCGATGGCCGGATCACTGCTCTGTGCCTGCTGTTCGACGACCTGGTCGGCGCGCGCGTTATCCGACGGCAGACGCTGGCCAAATACCTCGACGCGGCGAACTTCCCCGAAGGCAACCCCACGGCCGACCCAGGCGAGCACTTTCAGGATGAGATCTGGTTTATCGAGCGCAAGGTCTCCGAGACGAAGGAAACGGTCGAGTTCGAGCTGACGACAGCGATCGACCTCAACGGTGAGCAGCTTCCCGGTCGCCAGGTCATCGCCGGCGTCTGCGGCTGGCTGATCCGGGGTGGCTACCGTGGCCCCTACTGCGGCTACAACGGACCGGCCGTGGCCGACGCCAACGACGTGCCGACCACCGACCCCGCGCGTGACCAGTGCGGGGGAAGGGTGAACAGCTGCAAGCTGCGCTTCGGCGCCGACAAGCCGCTGCCTTATGGCGGATTCCCGGCCGCCGGTCTACTGAGGACCTGATTGATGTCGATTTTCATGGTTAAGCGGTTGTATCGGCAGGGTCACGGTGATTTCATCGCTGCCCAAGCGAATGTCTACGTACGGATGAATTGCGGTCGGCTGCACTTTGTCCGCAATCTGCACGGAAAAGTCGGCCATGAGCATGAGGGCAACTACACCTTCGTCGTCGACGCACCTTCCGGCGAAGTTGTGGTTGATGCCGCGCCTGAAGTCAGAGTTGACGTGGTCAGGTTGAGCTGACGAACCCCCGCGCGTCAAACCCTAGTCATTACCCAGGCCCGCCTAGTGCGGGCCTTTTCTATGGGCGACACCCATGCAACAGACGACCCTGCAGGCCATCCAGGCACACGCCGTGGCCGAGTACCCACGGGAGTGCTGCGGCCTGATCGTGGCCGCCGGCGATGGCGAGGCCTACATTCGCTGCCGGAACGTGGCGACCACACCCAGCGAGCACTTCCGGTTGCCGGCGGAGGACTTTGCCGACGCAGAGGACGTGGGAGAGGTGCTGGCCGTCGTGCACAGCCACCCGAACGCCCCGGCCACAGCTTCGGATGCAGACCGCGTCATGTGCGAGGCCAGCGGGCTGCCGTGGCACATCTTAAGCGTTGGCCAGGTCACCGGTGCTGACCCTGAGTGCGGCGACCTGCAGACCATCGAGCCGTGCGGCTACGAGGCGCCGCTGGTGGGCCGGCAGTTCGCCCACGGCCAGCTGGACTGCTACAGCCTGGTGCGCGACTTCTACGCGCGCGAGCTTGGCATCCAGCTCAGCCAGTACGAGCGCGAGGACGACTGGTGGGAGAAGGGCCAGGACCTCTACAGCCTGGACCGGCTGCGCGCCGAGGGCTTTGACCTGATCGAGGGTGAGCCGCAGCGCGGTGACATGGTGCTGATGCAGATCCGTTCGCCCGTCCCGAACCACGCCGGCGTCTACCTCGGCGCCGGCCAGCTGCTCCATCACATGCACGGCCGCCTGTCAGAGGTCATCACCTACGGCGGCATGTGGGCCGAGCGTACTCGTTACATCGTCCGTCACAAGGAGGCTGCCCGTGTCTGAGCGCCTGCGCACCATCCGCCTGTACGGACAGTTGGGCAGCCGCTTCGGCCGCTCCTTCCGCCTCGCCGTCAACAGCCCCGCCGAGGCCGTGCGCGCGCTGTGTGCGATTCTGCCGGGCTTCCAGCAGTACCTGACCCGTGCGAAGGAGAACGGCATGGCCTTCGCCGTCTTCGTGGGGAAGCAGAACCTGACGAAGGAGCAGTTGCAGGATCCGCCAGGGAATGAGGACATCCGCATCGCCCCAGTTCTTCTCGGCAGCAAGCGTGGTGGTGTGCTGAACATCATCTTGGGCGTGGTGCTGATCGTCGTAGGCGTCTACACCAGGAACGTAAACCTGATCGTGCAAGGTGGTGCGATGGTCGTAGGGGGCGTCGTCCAGATGCTCGGTCCCCAGCCGAAGGGCCTCGGCGCACAGGATAGCGTCGAGAACCGACCGAGCTACAGCATGAACGGCACCGTCAACACCCAAGCGCAGGGCAATCCTGTGCCGGTCGCCTACGGCGGCCACGACCAGAAGGGCATGCTGGTGGGCTCGGCAGTGATCAGCGGCGGCATCATGGCGGAGGACCAGCTTTGAACTTGCCAGTCGCAACTCCAATCGCCCGCGGGCTGCAGCTGGCCGGCGCCGGCGGCAAGAGCGGCAGCAACGACCGCACGCCGGTGGAGACCCCGGACAGCCTGCACTCGATGGCCGTGGCCAGGATCATCGACCTTGTCAGCGAGGGCGAGATCCGGGGCTTGGTGGCCGGCAACCAGTCGATCTACCTGAACCAGGTTCCCATTCAGAACCCCGACGGCGGGTGGAACTTCGCTGGCGTCACCGTCGACACCCGATCGGGTACGCAGGACCAGGAATACATCCCCGGCTTCCCATCGGTCGAAAACGAAATCTCTGTGAACGTGGAGCTGCGCAGCGACCAGCCCGTCGTTCGCACCGTAAGCGGGTCTGATCTCTCGGCCGTGCGCATCCGACTGGCCGTCCCCGCCCTGCAGAAGGTGGATGAGGAAACCGGCGACCGGAACGGCTACTCGATCAGCTACGCAGTGGACGTGTCGGTCGACGGTGGCGCCTACACCACCGTGCTCAACGATGCGATCACCGGCAAGACCACCACGCAATATGAGCGCAGCCGTCGAATTGACCTGCCGGCTGGCTCACAGTGGCAGGTGCGCATTCGCAGGCTGACCCCGAACCAGAACAACTCGCTGATCTCGGACGTGGTCAATGTGCTCTCGATGACCGAGATCATCGACGTAAAGCTTCGCTACCCCAACAGTGCACTGTGCGCGGTCCAGGTCGACGCGAGTCAGTTCCAGAACATTCCGTCGCGATCCTACCGGGTGTGGGGGCGGATCATCCGCGTGCCCAGCAACTACGATCCCATTGGCCGCACGTACAGCGGCGTGTGGGATGGCACCTTCAAGTCGGCTTGGACGAACAACCCGGCCTGGGTGTTCTTCGACATCGTCACCAACGATCGATTCGGCTTGGGTAACCGCATTCCGCTGGACTGGGTGGACAAGTGGCGGCTATATCAGATCGCCCAGTACTGCGATCAGCTTGTGAGCGATGGCATGGGCGGCCAGGAGCCGCGGTTCACCTGCAGCCTGTACCTGCAAAGCAGGACGGACGCCTACAAGGTGCTGCAGGACATGGCTGGCATGTTCCGTGGCATCAGCTTCTATGCCGCTGGCCAGATCATGGCGTCGGCCGACATGCCGAAGGACCCGGGCCCGACCTACAGCCAGGCCAACGTGATCGAGGGCCGTTTCCACTACGAAGGCAGCGGTCGGAGAACGCGGCACACCGTCGCGCTAGTGTCGTGGACCGATCCGGACGACTTCGGCCGGCAGAAGGTGGAGGTCGTTCCGCACCTCGACGCCATAGCGCGCTATGGCGTCAACCAGACCGAGGTCACGGCGATCGGCTGCCATTCGCGTGCGCAGGCGCAGCGGGTGGGCAACCACATCCTGTACACGGAGAGCCTGGAGACCGAGACCGTCAGCTTCGCGGTGGGCTTGGATGCCCTCAACTGCATGCCGGGCGACGTCATCCAAGTGGCCGACCCGAACCGGGCAGGGCGCCGCAACGCCGGCCGCATCCGCGCAGCAGGCGCCAGCAGTCTCACCTTGGACCTGGTGCCCGAGACGATGGCGGTGGGCGACACCTTGCGAGCCACGCTGCCCAATGGGCGCACGGAAGGCAGGACCATCAACGGGATCGATGCCGCCACGGGAGTGGTCACGGTCTCGGCGCCCTGGTCGGCCATCCCGGTGCCGCAGTCGGTTTGGGCCAATGAATCCAGCGACCTGGTGCTGCAGCTGTTCCGGGTGATCGCCGTCACTGAAGGCGAGGAACTGACGTACAACATCACCGCGCTGAAGCATGTTCCAGGCAAGTATGCGGCGATCGACGATGGCACCCGGCTGGAACTTCCGCCGATCAGCATCATACCGCCCAGCGTGCAGCCGCCGCCGACCAATGTGGCCCTGTCTTCGCACGTGGTGATCGAGCAGGGCATCGCCACTCCGACGCTGACCATCCAATGGGAGCCAGCCGACAAGGCCATCGCTTACGACGTCGAGTGGCGCCGCGACGATCTCAACTGGGTGCGCCAGGGGCGGGTGGCCACCACCAGCATCGAGGTGCCCGGGATCTACGCTGGCCAGTACCTTGCACGCGTCAGGGCGGTGAACGCGCTCAACGCGGTGTCGCTTCCGGCGATGAGCCCACTCACGACAATCGCAGGCAAGACCGAGCCGCCGCCGGCGGTGACCTCGCTGACTGCCACGTCCATCGTGTTCGGCATCCGACTGGCGTGGGCGTTCCCGCCTGGGGCGACCGACACCCAGCGCACTGAGATCTGGCGCAGCACCGGCCCGAATCGCGAGACGGCCACGAAGCTTGGCGACTATGCCTACCCGCAGAACCGTCTCGAACTGGACGGCTTGGCCGCCGGTGCGCGGTTCTACTTCTGGGCAAGGCTGGTTGACCGCAGTGGCAACATCGGCCCGTGGTATCCGGCGGGCGCTGGAGTGATGGGGGAGGCCAGCACAAACCAGTCGGACTACGATGCCTACTTCTCTGGACGGATAACGGAGAGCGCGCTTGGTCAGGATTTGCTGACCAAGATCGAGAGCATCGACCAGATCGTGCCACTGATCTGGGAGGCCGGCGCCACCTATCAGCCTGGCGATACCGTCGTGTACAACGGCAAGATCTGGCTGTGGAACGACAGCACGGCAGGCAATGAGGAGCCACCGGGCACGAAATGGAAAGATGTGGGCGACGCGGTCGCTCAGGCGGGTGCTGTCGTTGGGCGGGTCAACACGCTCGAGCTGCAGGTCAACGATCCTGAGACCGGCCTGCAGGCGATAGGTCGCAAGACCGATGGACTGTTCGCTCAGCTCGATGTGCAAGCTGCAGGCGACACGGACTGGGGCGCCGGAGACGAGACGGTGTTCGCCGGATCGGTCACGATCCAAACCGTGATTGCGGAAGGGGACCGAGCGCTCGCGCAGCGAGTGGATACGGTTGAGGCATCCATCGGTGATATCGACCTCGGGGGCATACAGGCGTCGGTGCAACAGGTGAGCCAGGCGGTGGTGGACCTCAACGGCAAGATCATCGCGACGTACACGGTGCGCGCGCAGATCACCAGTGCCGGACAGATCTACATGGCTGGTATGGGCCTGGGCGTCGAGCAGAAGCCTGATGGCAGCTACCAGAGCCAGATCCTGATGCAGGCTGACCGCTTTGCAGTGATCAACGTCGCGAACGGAAACATCACAGCACCTTTCGTGATTCAGGGCGGCCAGACCTTTATCAGCCAGGCGATGATCGGGACAGGCTGGATCCAGAACGCGATGATCGGGGACGTCATTCAGTCCAACGCAACCGGAGTCGGCGGTCAGCCCAGGTGGAAGCTGGACAAGAACGGAACGCTCACGATGACCGGTGCGAACAGCGGTGGCTACCTGACGATTAATGATCGCGTGATTCAGGTCTATGACGGCAATGGAACCTTGCGCGTGCGCCTTGGAATCTGGTCATGACTCAGGGCCTTCAGGTGTGGGACCAGAATGGAGCTTTAGTGCTTGATGTTACGGATCGCCTTACCCGTCATGTGGTTTCAGGCTCGTATGTGGCTCCGGCTGGGTCATGGCCAGTCATCGCTTTCATCAGTGTTCCAGGCATGGTCAACGACGGAACTTGGCTGGCCGTGGCATCCTCGGGTCCAGGCGCTGGGAACCCCGTGACTATCGTCAATGGCGGTTTCAACGTTCTGTGCAACGACGCTTTCGGCGGAATCCGCAACACAAACTATTACTCGGTGTTTCGCATATGAATGCAGGACTGCAGGTGTTCAATGACGATCAGATTCTGCAGATCGATAGTGACTATCGAAACCCACGGTTTGCTTTTGGCGGCTACTGCAACACCAAGGCTGTGGCAAGCAATAGATACTTCGTCGATATAGCGATGGACGCCACGACGAGCGTCGCAACTGAATGCCCTATGGTGATCATCAGGCCGGAGTCTGCTGATCAGTATGTTGGAGGATGCTTTGTCAACTCACCCTATCCGCCGTTTGGAAGCAACCCTGGCCGACCATACGGTGGAGTCCAGTTGTGGGGGCAGTGCCCATTCGATTGGGCTGTGCTCTCAACTCGCGTTGCGATCGGGTCGGGCGGGTCGCCCTACGGACTAGACATTTTTGACGCGGGTGGCAACTTGGTTTTTGCGTCTGCTTACCGACAGCTGAGGATTACGCAAACGTTCGATGACCTAGACAGCCAGGGATGGCCTAGGACGTTCTCGCTCACGAAGGGGCAGACCAACCCATGGATATGGGCAAACCCAATGATTGGAGCAACGCTAGGCGAGACTGACGAGCAGGTCCCTGGGATAGTTGGTCGATTGAACGCTGCCCGCAACCAGCTCACCATCGCGGCAGTGGACGTATTGACGATGCAGCCACTTCTTGCCGGGTCAAATCCGTTTCCTGGCGTGCGTCGTCTGTTCGGAACAGCCACCTACTAGTTTGCGTGAGCAGGCGCTGTTCTGCGATTCTCAAGCGCCGAACCCGGAATGGAAACCTCTTCAGGCAATTTCATGGTCAATTGGATCACCATGTGGTTGCCACCCTTCCATCGGAACCGTCGGGCGCGAACTTGAAAGGGCAGCTGTTCACCGCCCACATCGAGATCGACGAGATCGCCTGCGCTGGGCGTGAGCCCATCCACTGGCAACAGGCCAGGCAGCGACACTGAGATGCCCTGCAAGCGATCAATAGTGTCTTGTGTGAAAAGTAGATCGAAGGTTACGTTGAGTACTTCGCTCATGGCTCCATTCCGTGGTTGCGTGGCCCGCGAAGTCTAAGCGATGCGGGCCAGCTGCCGCTAAGCCACCTGCACCAGCAGGTCCTCCCGGTTGTTTCTCGGCGTGTTCACCGCGCGGCTGACGCGGTAGGCCTCCATCGCCGGCGGTTCGCTGGCCAGCAGCATGGCCATGGCATCGTCGGAGCTGGCGGCCATCCACTCATCGATCTGGCTGGCCTGCAGCCACACCGGCATGCGGTCGTGGATGTCGGCCGAGACGCCGCTGCTGTCACCGGTGATGATGGTGAAGGTGCCCAGGTTTCCCTCGGGGAGCAGGGGGCTTGTGTCCTCCCACAGGCCAGCGGCCAGTAGTGGCCCGGTGGCGTGGATGAACCACGGATCCTTCTTGCCGTCCTCGGGGCTCACCGACCACTCGTAGTAGCCGGCCATCGGGATGACGCAGCGGCGCTTCTTGAAGGACGACCGGAACGCCGGCTTGGTGGCCACCGTCTCGATCCGGGCGTTGATGGTCGAGCCCTGAAGGCCCTTGGCCTTGGCCCAGAAGGGCAGCAGGCCCCACGCCAGCCGGGTGACCTGCCGACCTTCCCCGCGGTCCAGGATCACCGATGCACGCTGCGTCGGCGCCAGGTTGTAGCTGGGCTGGATCTCGGCCAAGCCGGGGGCAAGGTCAGCCAGCCCCGGCTGGCCGAAGTCGATCACGGGGAGCTGGACGAATCGGCCGCACATGGCCGCAGGGTAGTCCGGCCGGCCGTGGCGCAAATGTGTAGAGTGGAGCTATTCAGACCGTTATGCGGACATAAAGTATTGATAACGCTAAAGAAAGTGCAAAAAAAAGATGTTGACCAATTGAGCGCGCGCTGCCTATTGTCAGACCTCTCGAACGAATGAGGTGGTCCATGAACGTCCATACCTACGCAGCCCGCAGCCGAACCGAGATAGACGACCGGCTTGCCGACGCACAGGCCGAGGCAAAGACACATTTCGATATCGAACAGTGGGCGCTTCGGTCAATTCCGGATCCTGAGTTGCGCCGTTACTGCATGGAAAGAGCGGCGCAGCTACTCGCGAAATAGTCCAGCTGGCCAAATGGTTCAGCGAAGTGGCCGCCGCGTTCGCAGGATCTGCGACGGCCGGTCGTATCCTTCCGGCCATGCTTCCCTCGCACGGCTACCAAGGTTTCCGCACCGCCCCGATCCCCGCTGGCTGGGTCCAGACCGGGGAGCGCTGGGCGCTCTGGTACAACGGGCGCGAGACGGCCAGCGTTACCCCTGATGGCGGTCCTGGGGTACGTCTGTGGATGGAAGGCTGCAAGTTCTGGGACGTGAAGGAGGTCCGCGCCGCCAACGTCCGACAGGCGAAGCGCTACGCCGAGCGCTGGTGCGCCGCCAGGCTGTATCCCGAGCTGCCTCTGCGTGAGGCCGTCGCCCGACTGACCGATAGCACGCCGATCCAGTTGCCCCCGTCACTGCCTGGTCTCCCGCCGACCCGAGAGCAGCAGCAACAGGCCCGGCGCCTGGCTGAGGCCGGAGCGAAGGAGATCGAGCGAATCAAGGCGGCACTTGAACCGCGTAAGCCGCCGGCAGAGACCAAGCCCCGAGCGAGGGACGTCCGCAGCAAGGCGCGGTTGAGGGCAGGGCTGGAGCAGTTGCGGCGCGGGGTGTAGCGAGAGAGAAGAGAGATAAGAAAAAAGGCGGAGCCGGAAGATTCACGACTCCATTACGCCATTTTATTGGAAACCCTTATGCCACAAGGGGCTTTGGTGCCGGTGAAAGGACTCGAACCTTCATGGGGTCACCCCCGGCTGATTTTGAGTCAGCTGCGTATACCATTCCGCCACACCGGCAGGCAGCGTGTGAGTGTAACCGAGGAGGGCAGGGCTTTCATAGGGGCAAGGCAGATCGAGGCGTTTCCTGTCGGCATCGGCTCTGCGATGGCTATACTGCGCCGGCTTGAATGCCTCCAGGAGCCATAGCCGATGACAGTGTTGCAGGACCTGAGGGTGCTGGTGGTCGAGAACGACGAGATGAGCGCAGCCTTGCTGCAGATGCAGCTGGTGCATGCCGGCGCGACCGTGGTCGGGTTGGCGGCGAGCGTGGCTGAAGCATTGCGCGTGCTGGAAGACTCGGTTCCCGATGTGGCCCTGCTGGACTATCGCCTGGCCCGCAACGAGACCAGCGAGCCGGTGGCGGCAGCATTGTCGGCGCGAGGCGTACCGTTCGTGCTTGCCACCGGAATGCTGGCTGAGCAGCTGCCCGAGTCTATGCTGTCCGGAGTACTGCTGGTCAAGCCGTATCTGTCGGCGGACCTGACCCGGGCGCTGAGCCGTGCGGTGGGCCGTTCCAGCGCAACGGCGTGA